CTGCGTATGCATTGGAACACTACCGGCTAGGGTGTAGCGGGTTAACGGTAGGTACAGGACGCCGTTGAGTCCAAGATCAGCTACACCCATACTCCTCTCTGGGTCTTGGATATCCTGTAAAACTTAGGGGTAGCGCTGGCACGCGCTACCCCTTTTTTTATTCCTGTTTTGCTAGGCACTCGACAGTGGCTGCTGCATAGCCAGCCTTATCCAAGAAGCTGTCGTAATGCTCTGGCGTTTCAACAAGCCTAGCAGTTTTAACTGCATCCATACAAAGCCCCACCTCTATAGGCGTGACCTCTCTGTCTAATATAACTGACCATAGCTTTGCGATCCTAGTAAAGTTATCAAGAGGTGAGCCGTAATGATCCCCCCTTGCGTCAATGATTTGTGCTGCCTCTTCCAGCAATATCTTTCCCCTTCTCATCTTTCCCATTCCTTATAAAACATGTTAATCCCCGCCACTATTTTATCGACACCATCATTCCACAAATCTTTTATCTGCTCTTTAGTCAGAGCCTTGTCATCCAAAATGTTCACTAGAACTTTTGCGAGATCAGTTCCCGCCACATTAGATACCGACTCTATGCAGCAGCTAATCTTTTTTCGCTGCATAAATTCTTTATTGGTCGGCTCCCTCTTTCCCAGACCTGTTACCCTTGGCATGTATGACGCTGCCTTAACGCCCGACATGTTGGCTTTATGGTAATCTGATGCCAGCCTGTCGATCACCATGTACTGTTCAACGGACACAATCTCATCGTTCAAAAGCTTGTCCAAAACATTCTGGTCAATCACTTTCAATCGTAGGGAGTGGCCCTTGCCAAGGAACTCTGGCCTCAGTGTGCAATGGTTGGACAGGTTTGGCGAACCGAAGTCTGACTTTGTACTACTCAAAACGGAATGTCCTCCTTTGCCTCAGCGTAGGTAGTGGGAGACAGCATCTCATCGTGGTATCCGGTGTGATATGTTGATGTTGTCCTGTCAAAAAACAATTCTGTTTGACCTTGCTTGCCAACCCAACTGAACCTGCACTTCCATATGTGTATCTCTGATCCAGATGTCTCCGGCTCAGGCCGGTGAACCGACAGGCCAACGTCTGCCTTGGCAAACCAAGCAGCCGATCCAGATATATCATAGCCCTTTGGTACAGGAACCTTGCCATCCTGACCACGCAACATCTTTGTCGGGTGTGCCACAAACCACAGATGAATGCCATGTGCCTGAGCAAACACGCGAAGCTGCGTTAGCATATCGGAGATCCAATCGGTCTCGCTCTGGTCGCCCTTGGTCTTGGCGATGTAGTTGTACGGATCAATGACCGCACCCCTGATGCCGTGCCTAAGAACAGCAATCTTTAACCGCTCGACAATGCTTTCAATGGTGGACTGAGATCCATCAGCTTGGTACAGAAAAGAAAAGTGCGCTTGAACAAATTCCTTTCCTCTCTTCAGCTCCTCAGTTGTCATCCTTGGTGTAAGCCCAGTGAAGAATGGTTTTCTAATATGCTTGCTTGCCATCTTTGCGATATGCAAACGCGGTTCGTTCTCGAAAGAACATAGAGCAAACTTCCAACCCTTTGATTCCGCTAGGTTAACTAGTATCTGATCTATAAATTCAGACTTACCTGATGACGGATGCCCAGTGACAACGGTAAGCTGACCATCAACGACAGTATAAAGTTCATCCACATTTGGATAGCCTGTGCTTTCGCCCTTGCCCATTCCCTTTTCAAAGATCTCGTCAACCTCTTCATAGAAATGCTCCGCATCATACAAGCCAGAGACAGGCCAAGGCTTACAGAATGCTGCCAGATCATCAAGCTTTTTCTTTCCATGCTTGGTGAGTACATCGTTGGCATCCTTACAATCATCAGGCCACTCAACTTTCCAGCACCTGTCCTTACCGATACGCCGTGCCATCTCTTCTGCCATAGCCTGACCGGCACTGTCTCCGTCCGTAGCGATAACAACTCTGTCGGCCTTGTCTATTTGTTTCTTTGCGTTCCACAGGAACTGAAACTTGTTGTCTTCATGTGGGTCTATCTTGCCATCAACAACCTTCATGACAGCACCATTCGGCACTGACACAACGCTCTTATAACCGCACTCCAAGAACGAGAGGACATCCATCTCGCCTTCACAGATTATCAGCCAGTCGTTGCGATCAACATTATCAATATTGAAAAATGATTGTGGGCTACCACTGCAAGCAAAGCCCTTCTCGCTCAGTGATCTAATCTTTGCAGCGTAGTTCTGCCCCTGATTTGTGTAGGGGAAAACAAGACACTCAACCTCTCTACCCACAGCATTGATGTAGTGGGTTGTGGATTTGAGGCCAGCCGACTCCGCTGTTGCTTTTGATATGCCACGCTCAGAGAGATAATCAACTGCATTCTTGGACAGGTTGTCCCAATCTCTCTTTACGGCAAGCGGCATGGCATTCTCCTTTTTTATTGGCTGGATGCGATCCTCAATAGAGATCACGCCAGACTGCTGGCAGTGCCAACACTGGTACATGATGCTATCCATTTCGATCTTGATTGAAAGTGTCTTCTGGTTTTTCTTCTTGCGCTGCGACTCGCAGCTTGGGCAGTTGATCTTGTGCTGCCCACCCCCAAGCTTTATTGCTGCATTCCTCAGTGATGACTTGTCCATAGTGCCTCCCTATGATGTACAATACACACCATTATGTTAAACAGTGAGCATTGTCAACACTGAAATATTGAGCCTGTCGGAAGGTTACTAGTTATATATATATAATATTATACTAGTAACTTATAACTAGTAGGGTAGTTACACTAGTAGTTTATAACTAGTTGCCTTGTCGCTCAATAGCATCTTTAAGTTTTCTTCCAATAAATCTTGCGATGGCTGGCTTGCTTTCGAGTATCTTGTAAAAATGTTTTTTTGTTTGCTCAGGGTGGAGCGCGGCAAAGTCACAGACATCATCAAAGTCTGGTGTCTCAAGCCATGTAATGACAGCAACCTTATTCCTCTGGTCGTCCAGATACGCATCCGAAATAGCTTGGGATATTACCTGTCTCCAGAGGCGACACTCTGATGATTGTTCTTGGGTTCCCCCGATCCAATCCCCAGTATATATGCTTCTCTTTGACCTGTCTGTCATTCTCGTAAATCTTTCCTTGCATGCAGTCGAGTATCAAACTCTCATCCAGATCAGGTCTTCTGGTTGAGTAGTAAATCAACATCTCCACACACACATCACATGTAAAAAGTTTATCTAGCCTGACGCACTGGGCATCAAACATCTTAACATAGTTTCTGGCCTTGTCTGATTTAATTGAGGCTGGCCTACCTCGTATGACTACAAACTTCCTGCTATTGGCTTTCGATGCTGGCTCACCAACGATTGTGAATAGATGTGTCGGCCTTGTCATAGCACCCCCAAAAAAAGTAGTTGACTGTATGGTTAGCCGTGGTATCTTATGGTCTAGGAGGACGTTATGAAAATAACTAACATACACAATCTACCAAATGCATTTGTTGAGTTTGCCAGAAATGACAAATACAGTAAAGGCAAAGCTGATATATCAGCGACAACATTAATCGATAGCCCAAGGGTTAGGCTTATGCGTGAGCATTACGCTCAGGATAGGGCTGTTGATGTAGCGGATATGATCTGGCCTTTGTTTGGCACTGCCGTTCATCACATACTGGAAAGCGATAAGTCTGATGATGTTATCCTTGAGGAAAGATTGTATTCCGTTGTAAACGATTGGACTATATCTGGAGCTATTGATCACCAAAAAATTAGCAGGACATCTGTCGAGATCACAGACTACAAATGCACTAGTGTTTGGTCTGTCATTCATGGCAAGCCTGAATGGGAGAACCAGCTTAATGTCTACGCTTACCTAGTCCAAAAGAACAAGGGGCTAAAGGTTAGCAAGATACAGATCTGTGCCATACTGAGAGACTGGAATAACCGTGACGCACAATTCAAGCCTGACTATCCAAAGGCTCCTGTTGTGCTGGTTAATATACCTATTTGGTCAGAGGAAAACCGCATCGACTACATCAAGGAGCGGGTGCAATTGCATCAGGATGCACAGATGAATTACGACTTGGCACAGATTTTTCCACCATGCTCAGATGAAGAGACATGGAAAAGGGATGATGCTTGGGCGGTAAAGAAGAAAGGTTTGAAGAGAGCCATGCGCGTATTCGATAACGAGGCAGAGGCTAAGGATTTTTCTGAGGCACAAAGCGTTGCAACAGAAATAGAATACCGAGCCGGAGAGCCGGTAAGGTGTAATGGCAACTACTGTGGAGTTGCTGAGTTTTGTTCACAATTTAAGGGAGAATAGAATGAGTGAAGTGTGGAAAACTCTTTCACTGATTGATGTGTCTGATCATACAGAGGAAAAGAATGGTCTTACATATCTGAGTTGGGCTTGGGCTTGGGGCATAGTGAAAGATCATTATCCTTCTGCTAAGTACACCAAACACCTACATGATGGGGCGGGTGGCTCTCGCCCCTACATGCTGGATGAAAACGGATACGCCTTTGTTACTGTATCGGTTGACATCGAAGGGCATAGCCAGACTGAGGTCTTGCCTGTCCTTAATCACGCCAACAAAGCTGTATCAAATCCAGACAGCTTCCAAGTAAACACTGCCTTACAGCGTTGCCTTGCTAAGTGCTGTGCCATGCACGGCCTTGGGCATTACATATACGCAGGTGAGGACTTACCCAATGGGGCTGAGGCCAAGCACACTATCACTTCCGCTGATGGAAAGAAGGAAGAGGTTGAGGGTGTGAAGCTGGTAGCTGAGGTGTTTAATACCTTCATCCCTGATTGCCAGACAATACCAGCACTAAGAAAGTTCTGGTCAGATAATCAGGGCGCAAGATCCGCCTTGGAGAAGGGTGATAAAAAACTTTACGAAGAAGTTCTATCGAACTTTAAGAAACATGCAGACTCGCTAGAAACAAAAGGAGAAGCGGCATGAATGACTATCCACCATCAGGAGTCCTGTTCCAGAACGACAGGAAGAAGAATGAAAAAAGTCCAGACTACACAGGACAGCTTGAACTTTCAGACGAGGTTGTGAATGACCTTGTTGAGCAAATGAGCAGGGGTGTGACAAAGCCCAAGGTCTCATTGATTGGATGGAAGAAAGTTAGCCAGAAGACTGGCAAGCCATTCCTTTCATTGCTTGGTAACGCATATGAGGAGCGCCCTAATGGCGCTGCTCAACAGCAGCCACAGAAACTTGATGACAACATTCCGTTCTAAACGAGTTAGGTCAAAGAAATATCTACAGACCCTGCGAGGGAGACCGTGTTTGGTCTGTGGGTATGGCGCAGAGGCGCATCACATTATGTTCGCAGAGCCTAACGCTATGGGAATGAAGGTTGGAGACAACTGGTGTGTGCCTCTGTGCCACTCTTGCCACATGAAGTTACATGCTTTTGGTGATGAGAGAACTTGGTGGGATCTACAGGGGGTCGATCCAAAAGAGTGGGCTAAATTAAATTGGGAGAAGTTTAATGGTAGGAGCGATTGATAATGTAGCTAAGGCTATATCACAAGCTCAGGAAACCTTCGGCACATACCCAGTGCCGCCTGAGTTCCTTGCGGAAAGGGCTATACTCGCTATGAGATACCCAACAGATGAGATGATGAGGGTATTTGCGGCCTTACCTCAACACCACAACAGGCTTGATATGTGGTGTGCCATGATTGATGTGGCTTTGGGTAGGGTTAAATTGGTTGAGGAGACGGTGGATGAAGAACGCGGCTGACATGACTGTTGAAGAGTTTGGGCTTGAGTTAAAGGCTTTGAACGAAAAGGTTCTTGATTACAATGCCCAGTTTAAAAACGCAAAGGTGGACAAAAGAAAGTTCCCAAGAGAAACAAGGCATTATCGAAATGCAAGGCGTGGAAACTTTCAAGGCAGCAGTAACTGGTTAACTTTAAATCCATCTATGCATAGTTCAAGGAACTCAATAGTGAGACAGGCCATAAATGGTTTGAATGAGTTAAGGAACAGCGTCAACACTGGTACTAAACAAAACATTTCGAGGATAGAAAGATGAAACAACTAAAGGAAGAGAAAGACCTTTGTTACTTTCCCACAAAGGGTCTTTGCCATTTGTCAAAGACACTGCCGGAAAAGTTTTTCCCTGACAATCCTGAGAACGTATTTCGTCAGGAGATGATTACTTGGGTGAGAACTGACAGCGGTATAAAGCGCATGACGCATGTCAGAAATTTCACTGACAGAGATCATTACGATGAAAGAAAGTCAGAGTTCTTTTTAACGGAGAGTCCACATGGAAAATGATGACGTTGATGTTAGGAGTGCAGCGGTAAACTTTGAGGCTGTTAAAACATCAATGTCTCAAAGCAAGCAGGGAACCATACTGAGACTTGCCCTGCACCCAAACGAAGTGCCGCCCAGCCTTCACACTGATTGGGTAGGATCTAGATACATGGTGGCGATGGTCAAGCTTAACGATGAGGACATGCCAGAGATCAGCGATCAGCAAAGAGAGGTTGACAGAATGGTCGCCAGTGCTGGGATGCTTTGCAGGAGTGACGAGTTCGCTGAGTTCCTCTATGAAAGAGGGTACATGCCAGACAATGATTACATTGAGAGTAGCTTTGGTGAAAGGGAAGTGGCTGTTGCTGAAACCCTGAGATCAACCCTTGGCATAGAGAGTAGGGCAGACCTGAAGACTAACTCAGAAGCTAGGGAAAAATTTAAAGAACTTACGTTGGAGTTCACAAGATGGAAACAGGGGTATCAAACATGACAGATAACAATGATCTACTAAAATTAGTAGATGTGGCAAAGCTTCTTGCTGTTAGCAGGACTACTGTCTATCGTATAATAGAGGGTGACAAAACATTTCCAAAGCCATATCAATTTGGTGAGCGCACCAGCAGGTGGGCTAAGGATGACATTCTAAATTGGATCGAGGAGAAGAAGATTGCGCCCACGTTACGAGAGGAAGGTTGACTTGACTAATGAAGTTGCGGTCATGGAAGAACTCGCAAAGAAGTTCGATTGCACTTATTACAAATTACCAGTCAAGTATGGTGTAGACTTTGCTGCTGTAAGGGATGGCGTGATCGTAGCGTTTGTTGAGGTGAAGTGCCGATCAGTTAGTAAGGATACTTACTCAAGCTACATTTTATCTTTGAGTAAGGTAATGTCGGCATGCAATCTACAGGCCGTGACAGGCATACCTGTTATACTTGCGGTGCGATGGGTTGATGCAACTGCTTGGACAAACATATGTCAACAATTCAAATATGTCATAGGGGGAAGGAAGGATCGTGAAGACTGGCAGGACGTTGAGCCTGTAGCATCAATACCTATGGCAGCATTCACTGAACTGTAATCGTTTCACTTGTATTATGGGCAGGGCATATCTACTGGATTGCCACTGCCCATTTTTTTTGGAAAAAATATATTAAGGCTTTGTGTTTTAACACCACTGGAACACATAACACTGCTGTAGGTCACCGTATCCCCACATCATACATGACCTTGTTTGATCTTGTGACTATCTCTTTGATCCTCTCGTTGATCTTCTGGATCAAGTCAGACTTGCGTTCTTCTGGTATGCGTGGTGAGTTCTTGATTTCGTTCTTCTTCCTGATCAATCTGTTCCTAGCGTTCTCAAACCCCTTGATCAAACCATAAATCTTCAGAAGCTTTGCGTATTCTTTCCTGATCTCGTTTGCTTCCTCAACCTCACCATATGATATAGCTGTCTCAAGTTCCTTACGCGCTCTAAGAACCTTGTCCTTGTTCTCAATGTAAGTACCCATGTCCTGTATTTCGGTGGGAGTGGCAATTACTTTTCTGACAAAAGGAATTGTCTCGATAAGTGTACCCTCGAAGTCACCCTGTATTGCATCATAGATATTCACAGGCGCTTCAATAGAACGCTTAACAAATGCACCAGTTGCACCTGTCAGGTAATTGAACCAGAACTCCAAAACATCTGGAGACATATCAACATACCCCGGAGTTACGCGGCTGCCTCCTGTTAGTTTGTTAACTTGGTCAGCAATAAACTTTGGTATAGGCCCAGTGTTGTTCCAGTACATTTGACTGTCTGGCTTTGCCAAACCAAAGGGAGAGCCTTCTTTGTATATCGGTGCGCCTTTATAGTCTTTGTTGATTGCCACTGAAAGGAACGGATCAACCACAGTTGGGGCAAGAATGTTTTCGTAGTCATCTATACCTGAGCCAAGCGGGTTAAGGGTTTCAAGAACC